ACAGACGAACGCCGCGCTCGCGGAACTCGGCCGTGTACTTCGGGGTGCGCTTCTTCTTCGGTTCCATAAGGGTCATCCTTCAAGAGTTTTACCCTCTCGAAAACCCGGGGCGCTTCAAAGAGGTAGGAAAGAAGGCTGGTTGCCGCCACATGGCGCGGGATGGCAACGTCACCCGGTCCCGCGACGAAGCGGTACAATTCCGAAAGGATGGTATCAGGCGCGAGCTCTTGCGCTTTGAGTTCAGCATAACGATTTCTGAACATGCCTGCGAGTGTTTCACCGCGCATCGGGTCAGGATGAGCGTTGAAGTACGTGCCGATGTGCGGAGCGTTAATTCTTCCAGAACGCAAGAGCTGCTGGGAAGAGCCTGAGAGGTTGTTGACGTTTAGCTTTTGGGGGGAGACTGGCAATAGATCACCAGGCGGAAGGTCCGTAGATTCGACGGCCAGTATAAGGGCGGCAACCAGATCCCGAACTTCTCCAAGTTGAAGGTGTTGATAGTCACTGTTTCGGGCCACCGGTCCGATGAATTTGGTCCGGTTCTCCTCGGAAAGTTGCCCCATTAATTCTCTGATCTTCGGGGGGCCGAAAAGAAAAACCTGCAACTCAGGGTTGGCTTCCGAAATGCTCTTGTGCTTCATGACGGCCTCGACTGGCAGGCCCTCGACCACGTTGTGCGTAATGTGCCAACTCTTCATGATCGCACCCAAGTGTTCCTTGGCCTTCGAGAGGTCGTCGTCCATCTTGCTAAGAAGCTGCGAGACAGAGCCGGCTGCACCGTTCTGCGCACCGTAGCAGGCAAAGACCGCACCATCCGACTGCCGGTAGCCGTCGCAACCTTTGTCGCCGAGCGATCCGTATGGCTTCACACGGACAAAGTCATCGCCGAAACAGGCTTCTAACAGATCGCCTATAAAGGTCTGAAAGGTGTTTCCCTGACAGGTTCGAAGCTTCAGGTCCAGCTGCCAGTGCCAGCTTAAATCGTCGTTCATGAGAGGCCGCCTTCAGCGCAATTCTACATTCAGAGAGCGGCCAACAACCTGCGCCGCACGGGAGAGAGCGCTAAGAGTCACGCTGTCATTGCTAGGGTCGAGCAGCCGGTCGAGCTGCGAGCGGCTGGTACGCAGCCGCTTGGCCATCTCTACCTTGCTAATCTTCTGCTCCTTCATGGCCATCGCCAGCTGCTGCGCTAATACCCGCTTGACCTCCTGCCTTGTAGTCTCCGTTAGCGGGCCCTGCTTGGCCAAATCGGCCTCGAAGGAGGAGCCAGTGGTTGCGAACTCCTTCTCGCAGTTCATGGTGTCGGTCCCTTTTCTGCGCCGCACGCCAGTGTTCTGACCGTTGGCGGAGTTCTATACGTCATCGTAAACGGGTCGGAAGGTAGCATCATGCGGCTCTCAGAGCCTCAGAAGAACACGCCCGCAATCTGTTGGTCGGAAAAGTTCGCCCTCATGTTCGTTCCAGTCCCTCCTGTCAGCGACCTTCCCTTGGAGAGGCATTTCGAAGCGCCAGCCGCAGTGAGTCGACGGTTTCAGTGGGCAGCAAGATGCCGACAGACGACCGCGCTCTGACCGCCAGAGCGAAACAAGGCAACGGTGCATCTTATTGAAAGATGTACCATCTCTGGTTCACATTGCAAGCAGCGAGACGCGGTTCTAGGCAGCTCAATCAGCGGATGAACACCCCGGCGGCCTCTCGTGTCACGGCGAGGAAGCATTATCCAACTCGATGGAGATCCGCGATCCGCCTGGATTGTGACGGCGGTCTGTCCCAACCTCCCCGGTGGTCCCAACCCTTGTCCCAACCTCCCGAGGGGGTTGGGGACACGAAAAGCCGTTCAAAAACAACGGTGTCCCCAACCTCACCCTGTGGTCCCAACCTTTTGCTACACATTCATGTGGGAGAACGGAAAAGGTCGGGAACATGTTTTTCTATACGAAAAGAGAAGGACCCCCGTTGGGGACACCGAGGTTGGGACCACATCCATTCAAGCCGTTGGAGTGAAACGATAAAGGGCTGTCCCAACCCCCTCGGAGGTTGGGACCACGCGTTCAGAGGTTGGGACCGGGACGGGCAGCGCGTCGATCTTCGCCGACCGCATCGTCCCTGGTCGTTTTCGCTTTAGACGGGGACCGCCGGATGCTAAATCTTGCGGTGACCGAAGCCGAAGGCCCACAGCTTGTGAGCCTTCACGATGAACACACCGATCCCCGCGCAGGACGTCCGCCCCGAACCGGGCGCGACCAGCCGGTCCTGCATCCTCGCCCTTGATCTCGGCACGACGACCGGCTGGGCGCTCCGCAGCCATGACGGCCTGATCACCAGCGGGACGGTCAGCTTCAGGCCGGGTCGCTTCGACGGCGGCGGCATGCGCTACCTCCGCTTCGCCAACTGGCTGACCGAGCTCGACCGGCTGTCCGGGCCCGTCGCAGCGATCTGGTTCGAAGAGGTGAGAGCCCACAGGGGCGTGGACGCGAGCCACGTTTATGGCGGGCTGATGGCCACGCTGACGGCATGGGCGGAGCTGCGCGGTGTGCCATACGAGGGCGTCGCCGTTGGATCGATCAAACGCCACGCCACCGGCAAGGGCAATGCGCCCAAGAAGGCGATGATCGCCGCGGCGCGAGCACGAGGGTTCTCGCCCGCCGACGACAACGAGGCCGACGCCATCGCGATCCTCCATTGGGCGCTCGAGACGAACGGAGGCCTGGGATGAGGTGGTATCCGAAAGGCTACGGCGGCACGCGTCGGGATCCCGACCAGGTGAAGCGCGATGGCTGGCATGACGAGGGTGTGCTTGCCGTCTCCGTTCACGACCATCGCCTGACCTGGCCGGAGCGCGAGCTGGTGCGTCAACTCGGCGAGAAACTGTATGGGCCTCGGGCGGAAGACCGGGAGGCCGCGAATGGCTGAGTGGACGCCTACCATGGTCGAGGACCGGCTCGAGAGCGCGGCCGACGTGTTCCGGTCGCTGCCCGAGGTGAAACCGCAGGGCTATTTCAATGCCTGGCCCGAGTACTTCCACAGCTTCGCCGACCAGGTCGGCCAGGAGCCTCGGATGCGCCGGCCGAAGCCCGGACCGCGCGACATTACGGAAGCCGAGGACGCTCTCCTCTGGCTGCGCTGGCTCGACCCCGCCGATGCGCGCCTGCTCTGGCTCCGGGCAAACCGGAAGCCGTGGAAGCCGATCTGCTGGGAACTCGGCATCAGCCGTGCCACCGCGAACCGGCGCTGGCAGTACGGCATCGCGGTCATCGTCTGGCGCTTGAACGGGAGGCGAGTGCCGAAGAAGCGGTCGATGGAATTCGTCGTGTCGCAAGCTGCTCAATGAGCCTGTCAAGGTTCGACGTTCGCGCGAGACACTTTCCGGCGAGACACCGCAAAGCGAGACGGATCGCCCCGCTGACGCTATCCATGGCGATATACTCGGGGTCGTGCGCTCGGGCGAACCGACGCTCATCCCGAGGTGGACACCGGCGCTGGCTTCCGGGGTCCAGCCGGGGTCCATGCTGCCAAGCCGTTGTTTTTCGGTTCCTTTCTGGGCCGAAACGTATGCTGGCGGGCTTGGCTCGGCATTTCGCCAGCGACAGGGGCGGATTTTTGGGAAGCCACCGGAGTCCAGCGTTCAGCTGCAACGCCAAGAAATCCTCGTGAATCTAAAAGTCTGACCGGCCGCGCGGGGTGGATACCCCGCGGATGCCGGAGTCCACCCCGGCCAATGCAAATCGATCATCGACAGGAACCTGCATGACCCTCGCTTTCGCCCCCGAGCGGATCGAGATGTGGCCGCTTGCGCGCCTTCAGCCCTATGCGAAAAACGCGAAGGTGCATGGCGCCGACCAGGTCGCGAAGATCGCAGCCAGCATGGCCGAGTTCGGCTGGACGGTGCCCTGCCTCGTCGGCGAGGACGGCGAGCTGATCGCGGGCCACGGCCGCGTGCTGGCTGCGACGCAACTGGGGCTGACCGAGGCGCCGGTGATCGTGCTCGGGCATCTGACCGAGGCGCAGCGGCGCGCCTATCGCATCGCGGACAACAAGCTGACCGAACTCGGCACTTGGGACGAGGCGCTGCTGTCGGCCGAGCTGAACGACCTGCTGGCCGACGATTACGACCTGTCGCTCGTCGGCTTCTCCGATGGCGAACTCGACAAGCTGCTTGCTTTCGATCCGGACGGGGGCGGGGAAGAAGACGTTGGCGCCGGGGGCTCCGTGCCGCCGGTGACCATCCCCGAAGCGCCGCGCAACCCGGTGTCGCGGACGGGCGATCTCTGGATCCTCGGCGAGCACCGGCTGCTGTGCGGAGACAGCACGAGCGAGACGGACGTCCGCCGGCTGATGAACGGCGAGCGGGCTATCCTCTTCGCGACCGACCCGCCGTATCTCGTGGACTACGACGGCTCGAACCACCCGACCCGCAACAAGGACTGGTCGCAATCCTACGGCGTCACCTGGGACGACAGCTCGCAGGGCGCGGAGCTCTACGACGGTTTCATCTCCGCGGCGGTCGCAGAGGCGATCACGGAGGATGCCGCCTGGTACTGCTGGCACGCCTCCCGCCGCCAGGCGATGCTCGAGGCCTGCTGGGAGAAGGCGGGCGCCTTCGTCCACCAGCAGATCATCTGGGTGAAGGACCGCGGGGTTCTGACCCGATCGCACTACCTCTGGAAGCACGAGCCCTGCTTCATGGGTTGGCGCCGCCCGAACCGCCCGCCGAAGGTGGCCGAGGAGACACTGCCCTCGACGTGGGAGATGCCGTCCTTCGCCAAGGATGAGCGGCCCGACCACCCAACGCCGAAACCGCTCGACGCCTTCGGCATCCCGATGCGCCAGCACGTGGCGCGCGGCGGGCTATGCTACGAGCCCTTCTCGGGATCCGGCTCGCAGATCATGGCGGGCGAGGCCAACGGTCGCCGCGTCTTCGCGATGGAGATCAGCCCCGCCTATGTCGATGTCGCCGTGGAGCGCTGGCAGGCCGAGACCGGCCGCGACGCGATCCTCGAAGGCTACGGACGGAACTTCGCCGACGTCAAGGCGAAGCGGCTGGACGAGACCCCGGCTTCGAAGGACAAGGATGCCGCCGCATGAAGCAGAGCCGGACCATGTCGATGGTCGAGGCTGCGGCAAACGTTGTGGTCGGATACGTTTTGGCCATCGCCACGCAGATCGTCGTGTTCCCGTGGTTCGGGATCGAGACGGGTCTCGCGGAGCATCTGACCATCGGCCTCGCCTTCGTCGGCGTGTCGTTGGCGCGGGGTTACCTGCTGCGTCGGCTGTTCGAGGCGATCCGGATCCGGAGCTTCGAATGAAGAACCGCCGCCCCATGCGGGACGGCGGTATCGGGACCATCGTGGTGTGCGGCTTCAGTTGTCTGTGATGCGGTAGGCTCTACCGCGCCCCTCGATTTTCTCGGAGGTGATGGTCAGGCCGAGCTTCTTTTTCAGCGCGCCGGACATGGCGCCCCTAGCCGTGTGAGCTTGCCAGTCGAGGGCCGCAACTATCTCCTCGATGGTCGCGCCGCCTCCGGCGCGGAGCATCTCGATCAGTTTCGCCTGCTTCGTGCCCGTGCGCGGTGTGCGCGCCTTGGGCGCGGGAGCGGCCTCGGCGGGCGCGTCCTGCGAGGCCTCCGCGCTCGGCGCCTCGTCCGCGCCCGAGGGCGCGGGGTTCGCGACTTCGGGCTCGACACCGAGGACCGCGAGGCCGGCGTCGGTGATGTGCAGGAGGATGGCGCGGCCGGCCTCGTCGTTGCGCCAGATGCGGTTGAGCGCGGCATCTGCCTTGGTCTGGCTATCGGTCGCCGTCTCTGCGATCAGCCCGCGTTTCAGCAGCGCACCGACCACCTTGGCGGCGGCGCCGCCGCGGAGCGAGCCGGGAAGCGGCAGGACGTTGCGGTCCTCGCGCTGCGCGGCGGCGCTGAGGATGATCGCTTGCGTGTCGGAAAGCTTGGTCATGGGATCGTCTCCGTATTCGGGCCCGCGACATGCGGCGCCTTCTACGACCCCAAGCCGCGCGGGGTGCGCGGCGGGAGTTCCGGCTGGGCCGGAAGTCATTCGGCGTGTTCGCCCTCACCGAAGGCGCTGTCGGTGATGCGCTTCAGGAGGCTCGCGTAGTGTTCGAGGGTGCCGACATGGCCCCAGTTGATCTCGTCGGGGTGGGCGTTGAAGTGGTCGTCGCTTAGCGCCTGCAGGCGGGCGAGCATCTCGTCGATCTCGGCTTTCTTGCCGATGAAGGCGTTCCGGGCGGCATCCTTGTTCCGGCGCGCCTTCTCGGCGCGGAGTTCGTGGCGCGGGGTCGTGATCGGGTTCAGGCGGGTGGTCATCGTGTTGCCTCCGGGTGAGTTGCATCGTCCTTGTGGGATTGACGTTCGCTCCACGCGCCCGGCTTATCAACTCGATAAGCACCTGACTTTGAATGATAATCGGGGCTGGCGATGCAGGGCATGAGCGAGCGCCAGTACGCCGCCCATGTCGGGCTGTCGCGTGGCGCGATTCAGAAGGCGAAGGCCGCCGGCCGGCTGGTCCTGCACGAGGATGGCAGCATCGATGCCGCGGCCTCGGACCGCCTGCGTGCGGACGCGACCGATCCGTCGAAGACCAGGAAGGCGCCGGCGCCGAAGCTCAAGCCCGTGCCCGAGGCAGCCGTCTCGGCCGTCGGCGAAACGCTGCGGGAACAGGGTATGGCCGCGCCGGTCACCGGCGGCGGGACGACGTTCCTGCAGGCGAAGACGGCGCACGAGGTGCTGAAGGCGCAGGAGCGGCGCATCCGGCTCGCGAAGTTTAAAGGCGAGCTCGTCGACCGCGACCGCGCCACGGCGCTGGTCTTCCGGCTCGCGCGCGAGGAGCGCGACGCGTGGGTCAACTGGCCGGCGCGGGTGGCTGCGCTGATGGCGGCGGAGTTGGGAACGGAGACGGCGGCCATGCAGAAGGTTCTGGAGGCCCATGTCCGCGCCCATCTCGAGGAACTCGCCCAGCCCCGGATCGCCCTCTGACGAGGTCACGCAGTTCGACGGGGCGAAGGCGCTGTTCCGGGCCTGGGGCCGCGGGCTCACGCCCGATCCCTGGCTGACCGTCTCGGAATGGTCGGACACCCATCGCTGGCTGAGCTCGCGCGCGAGCGCCGAGCCCGGCCGCTACCGCACCGAGCGCACGCCCTACATGCGGGCGATCATGGACGCGCTCTCGCCCGGCGATCCGACGCAGCGGGTCGTGTTCATGAAGGCTGCGCAGGTCGGCGCGACGGAGGCCGGCAACAACTGGATCGGCTTCGTGATCCACCACGCGCCGGGCCCGATGCTCGCGGTCCAGCCGACGGTGGAGCTCGCCAAGCGGAACTCGCGCCAGCGGATCGACCCGCTGATCGAGGAGAGCCCGGCGCTGAAGGAGCGTGTCCGCCCGGCGCGGGCGCGCGACAGCGGCAACACGCAGCTGTCGAAGGATTTCCCGGGCGGCGTGCTGGTGATGACCGGCGCCAATTCGGCGGTGGGCCTTCGCTCGATGCCGGCGCGCTACGTCTTCCTCGACGAGGTCGACGCCTATCCGGCCTCCGCGGACGAGGAAGGCGATCCGGTCGGGCTCGCCGAGGCGCGGTCGCTGACCTTCGCGCACCGGCGGAAGGTCTTCCTGGTCTCGACGCCGACGATCCGCGGCGTCAGCCGGATCGAACGGGAATACGAGGCGAGCGACCAGCGCCGCTTCTTCGTGCCGTGCCCGCATTGCGGCGCGATGCAGTGGCTGAAGTTCGAGCGCCTGCGCTGGGAGAAGGGCCGCCCGGAGACGGCGGAGTATCACTGCGAGGGCTGCGAG